ACCTTGGTTCAACTTAACCAAGACTTCTGGGTACTGGGTGAATACGATTGTTGAGCTTGCAACAAATGCGGTTGCAGGAGGCTGATTCAACACAACAGAAGTTGCGCCAGCAGCCGCCGCTGTATCAACAAATGAACCTGAAGCAATGATCTGACCATTAGCTGCAATTGAAGCAACGTCTGTTCCGACAGGAAGTGCGAAAGGCAACGCTGAAACAGTGATTGTGTTGGTAGAGATACTTGCGTATGTTGCACTACCTAAACTAACAGCGGTATCAGGAACAACGCCAATTACACGTAGTGGCAGAGTTGTGGTTACTGGGGTGTCAACAGGAGCCAAAACAGCATTTGCTGAATTGCCAGTGTTAGTGTTACCAGTGTTGTTAATAGCGCTGACGTTGCAACCAACGATTGCATTTGAGGCAGAGGCCACAACCGTGCCAGAAGAACAAACAACAGCTTTAAACACTGCGTCTGGATCATCTGATACGTACGCTTCACAGTCACCAGCCAAAGTGCCGCCGGGCCAGTATTGAGCGAACTGCTTTTGCTTAGTTACTGGGTTGGTGTATGTGCAGCCCAAGAAAATACCAACGGTTTGGTTCAGAGTTGTGCCAGTAGTTACTGAAGCACGCTCTAAACGACCACGAGATAGAACAACAAAATCGCCATAGAAAATGTCGGTTGCATAACCGTAAATGATGGGGTACATGCGGGTAGAACCTGCAAATACTTGACCACCAATCAAATTCACTGGCTGTAGGCCGTAAGGGGCCGATACGACAGGATAAGCCATAATTTGCTCCAAAAATTAGTTATTTACCTTTACCAAAGGATGTCGAAGATTTTCGCTCATTAAAGAGTGGCATCCTCGGATCGTTTTGTCGCATAAGGTTGTTATCTACAGACTCAATCTGCCCTTCGGACTGCTTCTGGTAGTACGAATTACGCTGTGATACCAATTCCTCTGGGGACTTACAGAGTAACAACCCACCAACCTCGATGTTGTCCTTAAAGCGACTATTCGGGTCGATTAACAGTTGAAATTTTGGCTGTTCTTCAATCCTGACTGGCTCCCATCCCTCTCGCAATTTGGCGGAAAGGTTACGTGGGTCAGCGTTGTTCAGGGTTGAAACACGAATCCATCTGTACGCGAAACCGGGTTGCTTGTCTGGTTCAGGGAGAAGCTCAGGTGGTGTCCACTGCTTAGGACGTTCCTGCACGGCACGAGTTTGTAGTTCACGACTAAGTTTGTTTTCAGCCATTGTTGGCCTCCATTTTCATAAGTTCACGGGCGTACTGTTCTGGGCTAAGTCCCAGACGTTTAGCGATGCTCAACTGCGATTGCTTAAGCACGATTTTTTTGGAACCAGTGCTACGGGTCGCAGGAGCGACTACCGTGGATGGTCTATCTGTGCGTCCAGCAGGTTTATTTCCCGCTTCAGACGTTTTATCTTGGAAGTAGTCCGGGAAGCGTTGACGCATGGTGCCATCAATCTTCTGCCAATACTCGTCGGTGGACGTGTAGGTTTGACCGTGCTGTTTGACTAGTTTTTGGTGTAGACCAAGTGCTAGACTAGTCATCTCCTCGTCTTGACCGAACCATGTATTGCGCTCTTGCCACGCAACAGCCCGTGGGTCAGGACGAGCCACTTGGGCTTCTGACTGGGGTTGTACCTCATTTTCGTTATATTGTAAAGAGGGAACGAATTCTTTTGCTTTCTGCAATTTATAGTTTGCATCGTTCAACTTGCGTTGCGCTTCTAGCAATCTTTCAGAATCACCATCTTCGTACGCAGATTTATATGCCTTTTCAGCAACATTTAACTCCAGTTCGGCGGCACTCTTATATGTATCTAGGTAAGTGCGCTCACCTTCGCTGAGTCTAGTTTTGAGATTCTTGTTTTCTTCTAAGATTCTCTTGGCAAGGTCTTCCGCAGCTTGACGCTCTCGTAGGGCTTGGTCTTTCTCCCGACGCTCGTCATGCCATACCTTCTTCATTTGCTTTAGACGAGTTTTAACTTTCTCGGAGTAATCCTCCAACTCGTCTTGGTCTAGTTCTTGAACTATCTCCTTGGGGAGGGGTTCACGATTACGATCTTCTGGTGGGGTATCGTCCTCGATTTCAAAATCAAAGTCGTCTTTAGCTGCTTCCGCTTTCCCACCTGATTTAAGTTCTTGCTCATCAGGGAATTCAAACTCTTTCATTTCCATACCACCTCCTTATGCGCGGCTAATGCCACGAGGGTCTTGGACAACTGCGTCAACAGTGTCTTCGTTAATTATGCGAAACTCTTTACCGTGGATTTTTAAACGCGATCCACTATTAGGACGAGTAACAATAAAGTCCCCCGGCTTACACCACGGGCCAGTTGGATATCGTTCCTTGTCTGTATAGCAGTCGGGACCTAACGCCACGACAAAAAATACCGTTGCTAACACTTCTTCATAGTGCATAGTAGAACCGGCTTTTGCTAAACCGTTTTCGTACTTGTCATCAATTTCAGGAATAGCAACCAGAATTTTGTACCCACTAGGTGCAGGTAGTTGTCTGGCTTTTTCTTCCGCTGTTTGTGGTACTTCACCGTCTTCCGTTGCGATTACTATGTCAGTCATCGTCGTTGCGCTCCATTTGGTCTGCAAGGTCTAATATGAAACCTTCTGCGATGGATAGACCCCGAATCTCCCCGCATATTGCACGATACTCTGTGTAATCCTTTGCAGTGCCGTCACTCACAGCGTGAGCTAACTGCGCCTGTTTTTCATTAATTCTGTCTCTAATAATTGTCAGAGTTTTGTCCATCATTTACCTTTTGTCGGTTTTTCTGGCTGTGGTTTGTTAGCTTGCTCACGTTGATACTGCATTTGGTCACGTTCTTTTGCAGTTTGTGCACCTATACGAATACCTTCTAGGCGTTGTTTAGCGTCCAATTCCGCTTTGTCTTTGGCTGTTTTAGCGCCCAACTGTGCGCCAGCAATTTCTTTCTGCGATGCGATGCGCTCTCTTTCAACTTCGATTTGCTTAACTTTAGTAACGGCATCCACTGAAAGTTTCTGCTTCTTAAGGTCAAGCTCACCCTGTTTAATCTCCAATTCTTTCTGTTGCATCTGAACAATCGGGTCTTGGGCCGTTTGTTGTGCTTGTTGTTGCGCAGCTTCAGTTTGATTTTTCTGCAGTAACTTAGCCGCTGCCATAGCCATCATGCTAGCGATTTGGTTCTCTACATCTTGTGGGATAGTTTCATCATCTTTGTTTTGTGGCAGTGGTACACCAACCATCTCTTCGATTTGCTTGCGATACTCAAACGCAACGTGCTCGTTTATATGCGCCAGCATTGCAGCCATCAGTTGCTGTGCTTGAGGGTTTTGCCCAATAATTGCCGCAATCTTTGGGTCTTGCATCGCAAACATATGCACTTGGATATGCGCTTGGTGATCCTGATACGCAAACGCTTTGACTGGTTTCATGTTCAACACAGCCATGTTCTCTGCTACAGGGTCTTTCGGTTTCTGATCTTCGGCGCTTGGTATTAGCTTGCCGATGTTCTTAATACCTAAGACTTCCAACATCTGACGGTTCAACTCAACCATGTCGTAGATTTGTGGCGATGCTTGCGCCATCTGCATCACAGCTTGGTACTGGACAACTTTCTGCGACATAGTTGCCGCGTTAGGGTCTGATACTGGGATGACATCTACGTTTGCATAGTCTTGCTGGCGTGCGCGACGTGGGCCTTCTTCTGGCTCGTAGTTGTATTCCGTAGGAGCGTAAGCAGCGATGATGTTCTTTAAGAGTTTAAACTCTTGTTTCATCGCAAAGTGGATGCGTGCTTGTACTGCGCTCATCACTTTTAACTGCCGCTCAAGTAGCGCCAGAGTTGTGCCTACTGGTGCTTGAGCAGACATATCGCTAACTTGTAAGTCAGCAGCAGAAGCAAAGCGCCTTCCCTCGTCTACTATCTGATCCATCAAGCCTTTTAATACTTGGCTCGGTTCCTTGTATGGTAGGGGGAGTATGTTATCTCGTATGGTGCCAGACGCTACATCGACATCTCGCCACTCTCCCGGAGAGATAGGCGTGTCATCACCCTTAGTGCGCATGCCTTTGGTTTTTAAACCACCGGGTAGATTAGATAGCGTACCTGCGTCTACAAGTTGGCGAAGGATAGAAGTACCACTCTTAGCGTATGCACCGATTAAGTGGATCAAGCCAAAGTAGTAGAAACCAAAGCCGGGGATATAGCCATAGTGCACAAAGTGAGTACGCTTCTGATATGTCTTATCGTCAGGTTCCCAATTACGGCGAATAGCCAGAATATTTTTAGTGCCCTTCTCTATAGTGACGATATAAGGAAGCGCGATACCATCCTCATGCTCGTAACCCGGCAGGTCTAACTCAACCTGCATCTCCAAGAGCTTGAAGCGATCATCTGCAGTAGCACGAAAGCCCATCTTCTCGGCTATCTTTTTCTCTACATCATCTAGTGCATTAACTGGATCGCCCAAGTCAATGTCACGATAGAAGCCTGCAACCATCAACTTCTTCAGGTCGTTCTCAGATTTACGCATCACATGAGTAACGCGTTCTGCGGTCTGCAAATCTTCAGAGCCATACGGAACAATAACGTCCTCGGCTGGCACAAAGATAGATGCTTGACGTTCTCTATTTGGATCGTAGTACACCTTCTTGAACGCATTACCTGAAAGTCCCAAGCCCCACAACATACGCTCATGCTCACTACGATATTCAGTCATCACTTCCGTGAGCTGATAGTTCATATCAGCTTGGACTCGTTCAGCCGCTTCTTTCTTTTTTGGAGTTTCTTTGCCAATGATTTGCGTTTTAACCGGACCAGAAGCCGGGAAAGTCGCCATGATTGTTTCGGATTGGAATTTAACCAGTGCTTCAGATAACAACGGATGGTATACGCCACAAGCACCCTCCCACGGTTCGCTACGTTCTTCGAGCTTCATGCCTAACAACTCAAGACCGTCCACGTACGTTTGCATCCAGTCTTTGCGACTAGCTACGTCATCATCATAATCAGAGAGAAGCTCGGCGGCTAAACCCTGCAATGCATCTTCACTGATCTCTTCAGCAAGGTTATCGTTAAACTCATCATCTTCTTCTTTGCCCGGCTCTATCTCAATCTCAAGATCGCCCGTGCGCATGGTTACGCTTTCTGGGTCTTCAATCTCAATCTCTAACTCCGGTTCTGCTCCACCCTGCATACCCATAGGGTCTAAGCCCATCGGAGCTTGGTTTAGTGCTTTATCAATAGCCATGATTTATCCTTAATAATAGGGACGTTTGCGCCTAAACTCAGGCACTTCTTCAGGCTCATCCAATAATGTACGGATGTAGCCACCTCGTCTGAAACGCATCATTGCAAGGGACACAGAGTCAACATAGTCGTCATGCTCCCCGCCGGGGAACGATGCCACCTCGTCTACAACTTCCTCTGCCCATTGTGTGTTGGGTACCCAAACCCGTCCGGATGCGAACAGATCAGCGACCGCATTCAATCTTGAAATTTTGTCGTTACCTTTGCTTGGTGTGAACTCTTGGACAGGTATACCCATCGCCCTCATCTCGTAGATGAGGGGGGCACCTGATGCCTTTTTCTCCACAATGATGGAGTCGGGGTCCCACTCTTTGTATTCCTCGATGGCTTTCTTTTTAAGCGATGGGAATTCAAGTCGATCACGGAAGGCGTTGAGGAGGATGATGTTGGCTTGGTTGACACCCGTATCGTCCTCCTGATAAAAAACTCCCCACGTCGTACACGCGCTGTAGTCAGCACGGGTAGATTTCTCAAACGCAGTATCCCACGACTGGAGCACAAATTCACAGTGTGGGGGAGATTCTTCTTCCCATATTTTCCACCATTCCCTCTTTACTATTGCCGCAGATTCCGAGGTCGGGTTCTGCATATACTGCGCCATCCACTTCTGGTTGGGTAGTTCTTCCTTCAACGCCATCAGTTCTTTTAACGACCAGAACTCAGGCCACAGTGGTTTGCCACTCGGTAGGATCGCAGGGAACTCAATCACCTCCCAGTCATCTCCACCTCTCTGGGACGCCGCTTTTATAACTTGCCCTGTCAAATCTTTTTTTGACCAACGGGTCATAACTATAATAATGCTGCCACCCGGTTGCAGACGCTGACGCGGGCCTGACGTATACCACTCGTAGACCTTGTCGTAGATTTCTGGGTTCACCTCGGCTAGTGCAGCCTCTTGTTCTGAGTGCGGGTCGTCAATAATTAGTACGTCAGCACCCTTACCAGTAACTGCTCCTCCTACACCAATAGCAAAGTAGTCACCACCTGCGGAAGTATTCCATCGTCCTGCCGCTTGAGAGTCGGCACGCAGTGATGTATCGGGGAAAATTTCGTGAAATATCTCAGAATCCACCAAATTTCGGACTTTTCGACCAAAACCTACCGCTAATTCAGCAGTGTGGGACGTTTGGATGACCTTTTTGTGCGGAAACTTACCTAAAAACCACGCTGGAAGCAGGTAACTAGCGAATTCTGACTTGGTATGGCGGGGTGGCATGTTAATAATGAGCCTTTTGCACTCGCCACGCGCCACTTTCTCAAATGCCTTTGCCATTCTGGAGTGGTGCGCCCCATTAATAAAGTGAGGCCATACTTTATGGACAAAATCCATGAAGTTGTTTGCTGCATTCTCTCGTTTCTGTATTACCTCATGCTCTTCTAGGGAAGCATAGAGGTCACGAAGCTGCGCTTCCGGTAAATTTGGTAGTGCTTTTAAGAGATTTTGCAGCTCTTGGGCGTTCACAACGGCTCCCCGTTGTCTTCCGCTGTCTTATTTAATATCTCTAATGTGTCGATTTCTTGTGCATATTCCGGCTCATCTGCACATTTTTCATCATTTTCTGTGCATATCTTGGCTTCTAGCAGCCCCAATTCCTCTTCTACTGAGGTTTTTTCGGGGGAGATGTCAATAATGTTGTTTTGCTGGGCAGCTAGCAAACGATTAATCTTGTCCGTAATAGCCGTTTTTAGATCGTCTGAAGTGCGGTGAGTAATAGTAACTTCGGACTTTTCTGTAAAAGCACCAACATCGGATAGCTTTCCCAGAAGCTCAATAGCTTTTAATTCGTAGCGGGCGTCGCCGCAGGAGGATATTTCAAGGAGGCGGTTGGTTATATATGTCCGTGCTTGGGTAGCATCTAGGACTACACGCTGGTCATACTCATTAAGTAGAGCCGACAACTTCAAGGCTACGTTACCTTGATACAGAGCAGCGGGATTGTATTGATCAGAAGCCGTTTTGTGTTTCTGCTTATCAACCTGCTTGAATAAGTCGTGGGCTAACTTCTCATCCTCTTCCGTCATTTCGAAAGGCATGCCAAGTTCTGCCATGAGCGCTGCCGTACCAGCAGCTACACGAGCGTTATCCTGCAGGGTCGCGCCGAATTCATCGCCCAAATCTTTGGGGACGGGCACGCCATCTGTAGGTTGTATATGAATTGTCATGTTCTGCCTTGTCTGGGAGACAGATAAATAAGTGCTGGTACTCACCGCCCGGGCAAAACGTATCTCCGCGTTTCCACCATATCGGCTTTCCCAACGACGCGAAATATAACACATCTTTTCAAAAAATATATACCCCCCGGGGGGTTGCGATTTGAAAAGGCAAGGGGGGGCCTTTCTATATATTAGTATGTGAAGATATGTTGTTATTTTTGTATGGGGGGGGGGCATTTTAAAATTTGCTCTTGTAATGAGTAAAACACGGTGTAGATGGCGCGATAGGGTGGTAATCAAAATTTTGGGGGGTGGGTACTGGGTGGGGTCGGCGGTCTGGGCGAAAAAAAACCCGCCAGATCGGCGGGTCAAGGTGTTGCTGAGGATTTGCTTAGAGTTTATCGGTTGGTATCGCTTCAACCAACATGTCGAGAATTGTTTGAAGTAGATCAAGGTCGGTGCATTTACCCGCTTCAATCTTTACCGCTCCGCGAAGGGTTTTTAGTTCTTCCCCATGTTCTTTGTTCTCGGCGGATTGTTTCACTTTCAAAACCTTATCAAGTTCTTTGACTTGTTTTGCTGCTTCCTTGTTAGTGGGATTCTTGGCTAGCGTTTGATATGCTGCTTCCATCTGAGCGCGGATCATGGTCGGCGTCAAGTCTCCATGCTTTGCAAGTATCTCGACGGTTTTCTTTTCGCGTTCAATCCGCTTTTTCTCGGCTGCAACTGATACCGCTTTCGGTTTAACCAGACCAAATAACTCGTCAAGTAAACCCGCAAAACGATTCCATGCCTTGTCGGCTGCGTTTCCGGTATTGTCTGGATTTGCTTCAACGTAACCTGATACCCAACTAACCCGACCTGCTTCCCACTGATCGAATGTAGGATTTGTCCCTAGCATGCTAGCATATCCTTTCGCTGTCTCCAGATTAGCTAACTGATTACGTGCGAATTGAAAACCCGCGTCTCTTGCTGTTAATACCTGATCGGCTGATAATGCGGAGACTTGCTCCGCTATGATTTGCTTTTCCATCTTTATTTCTCCTGAGTTGATCGACCGGTCTGGTCTGACTCAATGACCCTACGTCATTAAGTTCTATGATTATCGCGTTTTCCTACGCTAATAGCAAGAAATATTTAAATTATTTTTTGTTGTCATTTTGTCTTTTTTGGGATTTAGGTTTTCGCTATCAACCCAGCCAAACTGATAGATTTTGGGCAGGGAACGGTCATTCCAACGCATTAGCCACTTTTGGGCAATAAAAAACCCCGCTGATTAGGCGGGGTTGGTTGGTCGGGGTTTATTACTGGTATTGAATCAATACTTCAATTACTCGTTCTAAACACTCAATACTTGTACAAGCTTTGATCTCGGCTATCGCTTCGTTGCGTAGTTCCTTGATCTCGTCACGCTCGGCTTTCTCGGTGTCGCGGGTTTTGATCTTCAATACCTTCGCCAGTTCAGCGGCTTGGGCTTTCGCTACCTTGCTATCAGGATTTTTGGCTAGTGTTTGATAGCAAGCCTCAATCTGTGAGCGTAATACAGTTGCGGTTGCGTCAGCGTACTTGGTGATTAACTTATCCTCTTTCTCTTTACGCTCGGCGGCTTTTTTGATAGCGCCTTCACTTGTGGCTTTTGGTACTACGACACCGAATCGTTCTACCAGTCTATCTTTGAACCGCTTAAACGCTTGGTCGGATGCATCGCCTTTCGCCTGTGGTTTGACGAATACATAACCGTTGATGAATTCGACCCGAGCGGCTTGCCACGTTTCATAGGTTGGCTCGGTTCCTACTTCGCGAGCAAAAACTTCAAGGGATTCAACCGCATCAATCTCACTACGAGCGAACATTTCGCCTGATTTACTTGCACTCATTTATTTCTCCTAGTTAAGACATAACGACCCGATGTCATTACGTCAGAATCAATACTATTATTTTCCTACGATAATATCCAATTGATTGTATCTATGGCTTTTGATATTGCAATAGTGAGAGTGTCCTTGCTTTTTTGGGCAGGGAACGGTCATTCCAACGCGTTAGCTACTAATTGGGGAGAAGGCACGGGAGAGTTCCCTACGCGACATTTTGACATCGTGTCAGTCTGTCTTGTTGTCTAGGATATTCAAAAGCATGGCTCGTTCAACATCTAATTGTTTGAGGCGGCTTTCAGCGTAGGTAGTTGCAGATCGCTTACCCTTTCTAAAATTACATTGGGCACAAGCTACAACTAAATTAGATACCACAAACTCACCCCCTTCGGCTTCAGGATGAACATGGTCAAGATGGAGGCTTCGCCCCCTAAGACTCTTCTTACCGCAATATTGGCAGGTGCGCTTGTCCCGCTTAGTTACTTCGGCTCGGATTAACTCCAGCCTAAGGCGCTCAGGTATGAATGGCATACGCGTCCTTTTAGTTAAGCTGCAACGCAGCTTAAGTTTTTTATTTAAACTTGTCAAGCACTTTTTTACCCTATTGTTCGAAAAACCCAAAAATATAGAACATTACAATGAAATTTTCGAACATTATAAAATGCAGCTAACCCATTGATTACATTGAACTTTGTCCTAAAATGTTATCAAAATTTTGTTAATTGTTCTGAAATGTTCTAATGTTCCGGCATTTTTCAGTATGTACGGATTTTTTATTTCGAACGCGCTCATCGGCAAGTGTCGTTCTAAAAGCATACAAATTTTTTAGCTCCGCTCTCTCTATCTTTAAAACATAGAACATTAGGTACATTACGTACAATCCGCATAAACATTGGGTTCTATTGTTCTATTATTTCTTTTTGACAAGGAACAATAGGTACATTTTCGAACAATAGCAAAAAGTCAATTGTTCTAAAAAACCAAAAATACAGAACATTACCCCGCTATTTTCGAACAATAGCAAAAACGACAACACGCATATTGCAGGCTCATGTAGCTCACTACAACCCTTCTCGATACACTAAAAGCAAAGTGGTTAAGTTCCGCGCAAGTTGCCACCCCTGCCACCCTAAACTAAAAAGTTTTGCAATATACAAGGGCTTTAGAAGTAGGACAATCACTTGACATTGTATAGTTTCTATGTTATAATAGAGGGGTTAGTGGGACTTCGCCCCTAACGTAACCACGACAATCTGACGGAGGGTCAACATGTCTATTAATTACATCTCTTACTTGCAACGTATCGTAGATAACCCCGCAACGCCCCGCGTCGAGTACATGAGGGCATGGGAAGAACTACAGCACTTACTTATTGCACAAGGCAGAGTTCTACTCGCTGCCGATAAGTACCACAAGAACAATGACAAGCTGACAGGTGGTCAGGATGTCTAAACAAAAGAAGAAGCTACGACCAAGCGTAGGCAGATGCCGAATCTGCTTGGTCAACAGCGTAGGTAAAAAACGACTTGCGTATGGTCACACCGTATGCGTCACATGCACCAAGAAGCACAACATTGAGGAGATATCAAATGAGCAATGAAGATGCACGGTATTTGTGCGTTGTATGTGGTGGGTACATCGACCATGCGAGATACGCTCTTGGTTACAAGCTATGCAAACCATGCGGGGAAGCTGCAGCCAAGCAGGTCAAGCATTGCATCGCACCGCTGAACAAGTCCAACTACTACTACATTAGTAGTATGGAAACACTAAAACAACTCAACCCAAAGAGGACAACATGAAAGGGATAAACGTAGATATGCGCGTACTGAAAATCAACGACAGCTATCAGAGCATGTTAGGCAACATCTTGCGGCTTATTGCACATCCAGAAACAACGCCGGAGCAACTGCAGAACGCGAGGGAGATGCTTATCGATGCCAACACCACGCTGAGAAACCTGCAGTTGGACTTGTTCACCGTAGGTTATGACTTTGATATCGTCAAGGGCATAACAAGTAACAGGAGGATGAGATGAAGCCACGCAAAAAGTATAGAGGGATAGTGGTGGTCAGGTATTACCAAACAGTCGAGGTAGAAGCTGAGTCCGAAGATAAAGCGCGAGAGCTTATGTATGACGAGTTCCATATGAATAAATGCACAGACCAAGACAGCGAAATATACGATTTTTGGGAGGTGGTATGAATCAGGTCTGGTATGTGTGGGGCGAGAACGATAAGAACGACAGCTATTACCCAACGTTCTTTGATACGAAGCTAGCAGCAGAGAGATACGCACGCATCCTATTCCCTGACGAGGATGTATACAAGCGGGATGCGCGTGTCTATTACCGAGATGTTCTAACAATGTCTGACTTAAACGGAGGGTGAGATGAACAACGACAACATTTTTACAGTAGCAACGACGATAGTCGCTTGCGTAATGGTGGCATGGGGTCTGGACACAGACGGACGATACCTGCAACAGGCAACGCTTGTGATCGCAGGTGCAATAGTTGGTATTTTATTAAACGAAGGAGGAAAGCAATGAACGACTATGAAAAGGTGGCGATGCTTGCCGCAATTATGGGTGGACTGTTGGGCACAGTCTTTGGTTTGATCTTAGCCTATTGGGTGATCTGATGGGTACAAAAGGAAACGCACACAAGCTGCGTAAGCAAGTTGATATCGACAGGGCACGCGAGAGCGACGCTCTGTTGTATGGGTTCTTTGGTAAGAAAGCCGAGCCGGTAATCGAAGTGCAGAAACGCTTGAACCAACAACTGCGTGCGCGTGAATTTAATAACATGACAGCAGAGATAAACGAAATAAACGCAACGACAAACTGACATGGTGTCAGTAAGTCACAATTAGGAGAAGCATCATGGGTACATGGAGTGAAGAAATAGCAGGAGTAGAAGCAGTAGACCAAATGAAAGAAGTTGTTGAGTTGGCAGGTAACTTGCAATCTTCCTTGTTTGCTACCAAAGACAGCCTTGAGGAGGCATACACCTATGCGTATGAAATCATCAACGCATTACCGCCTGAACATCGAGCCGGAGTCATTACTGGTGTGCAGGTTCTTATCAACACAATCGCTGAAGAAATTAAGCGCAAAGCGGAGGGTAGAGTATGACTTTATATACAGGAGACCAACTGCCAAGACTTAATTCGTATGAAGAAGCTCTGGCTTGGTATCACACAAGGGAACCGTACAAGAGGGGGCGTAGCAAAGGCTTGCGTCCGCTTGGTGATAACCGTCGATACGACCGCAGTCTTATTTCGTTGGATACCAACAGCGAAGGACAGAACATTGTCGTGTGTACGTTTCATAGCACACCAGTAGTTATGTTCTGCGAGGACGGTAGCGTGCTGATGATGCACGATGGGCACGAGACTATATCTACGATGGACTTCATCAATGCCATTTTGTATACGAGATTTAGAGTACCGCCTAATAATAATCTTGTGAATGTGCATGTAGCGCAGAAGTGGTCAGGGATTACCAGACGGCGGGGGAAGCTGTATTTCTCTGATGGGCATGGCAAAGACCACAGGTTTGAGTCCGTACTAAAACTTAGTGATACGAACGAAGTAACAGGTACAGCTACAGAAAGTGCATGGACATTGAACAAGGAACGTATGGGGAAACTCAGGAAGCATTACGCCGAGTTCACCGAGTACCTAACTTACTATGCACAGATGATAGGTGAGACAAGGATAGCGGCTGTGATCACTGCAGTTGAGCCGTTGGGAACGACGGTAACTGAGATACGGTGGTCGGAGGACAGACATCTTAAGTCTAGGAAATTGTTCTTTATGGAGTTACATAACGCGATGCAAGCAACTGGGGAAGATAAGTATGGCGCGTTCCTACTGTTAGCCGAGCAGGTGTTAGTAAATGCATCACAAAAAGTCTATGACTACAAGATGCAACAGTACAGGTATGCATGCACGCCTAGCAAAGCGAGAGATCACTTCTATGATCTGTGCCGCTTCTACTATGCGAAGAGCTTGTTTACTAGAGAGGTAGTACCACAAGGCAAGATCGTGCTAGACGATAGCATGAAGTTTTTGAAATACGGTTCGGGTGAAGCTTTACCTTTTGAAGTATGAACGACAACCTGACATGGTGTCAGTAAGTCTATAACTAGGAGAAACAAAAATGGAAATTCGTATGAACGTAGAAGTATCCCTTGCTGAAGCAGAAGAACTTATCCTTGCCGTTGGTAATGAGAACGCAGTACACCTTGTAGGTGAACCCGGAATCGGTAAAACAGCCATGTATGAAAGACTAGTAGCAAGAACTGGTTATCGTGGTGTGTATATCGACACGCCTAATACCGAGCTAGGTGACATCGGTATCCCTATGCCGAACCATGAGACCAAGACAACATCGCTGTATCCGAACGAGTTCTGGGGTTTCCATAAGCAAGAGCCGCTGATGATCTTCATCGACGAGTTCAGTAAGCCAAGCAGCCAAGCAGTACAGAACATGTTGCATCCGTTGTTGAACGAGCGTCGCATTGGTGGCATGAAGTTACATCCTGATAGCATCGTAGTGACTGCGGGTAACAATATGTCCGATGGTGTAGGCGACATGCTGAAAGGTCATTCGATTAGTCGTATGACTATTACTCCCGTACGCAAACCATATTGGGATGAGTATGTGGATTACGGTACTCGCGTTGGGTTTGCTCCCGAGTTGTTGGCTTTCGTACGTCAGTATCCACAAGTCATGGCGTCTTACAAAGACCCAACACAGAAGGAGAACAACTACATCTACAACCCAAAGACACCGCAGAACTCTTACTTCTGCCCACGTTCAGGTCATCGTGCTAGCAACATATTGAAGAAGCGCCACATGATTACGCGAGGTGCATTGGTGGCATCGTTGTGCGGCACGATTGGTGAGTCAGCAGCGCGTGACTTGATTGCGTATGTCGAAGTATCAGACAAGCTGCCAACATGGGATGAGGTTATCCGTGACCCGAAGGGTGCGAGTGTACCTACCAACGCAGCAGCGTTATGCATCATGGCGTATGGCGCAGTACAGAAGATTGATCGCGGCAACATCAGCGCATGGTTCGAGTATCTGAAACGTACACCGAAAGAGTTGCAGTCTGTGTTCTGTGTTACCACAAGTAAGAACGAGGACAAGAAGAACATCTTGATGACGAGTTCATCGTTCGTCAACTGGATGCGTGAGAACCAATATTTATTCTAGGAGAAAGTTATGGAAGATAACGATTCGAAAGTAGTTCACGACTTAATCGACAAGATAGGTAACGTGATTGATGGGGCCAACATGGGGCATGTTATCCCTGCCCTTATCTATTTGTTAGCTACATCACAGAGTAACGAGATCATGTCAGAGGAACATTTTGTTAAGAGCGTAGCAGAGGATTTGCTCAACTGGTTCGTTACATTTAAGAAAGCCGAAGCGACAGGAGGTTCAGAATGGCTACAGTAAAACTATCCGCAGAGAAGCGGGTTGAACGTGCCCATGCACAGCTAATGAGAAACAAAGATTTCTGTTTGTTCTCAGGTGTGTTCATGGTGGGTAAGGTATCGGTTAGCGATAGCGTACCAACTGCAGTAACTAACGGTAGGGACGTGACGTATGGTCGCGCCTTTGTTGATTCCCTAGATGACAAGCAACTTGCCTTTGTCGTGGTACACGAAGCTATGCACAAAGCCTACCGTCATTTGTCGGTATGGAAAGGTATAGCTAGAGAGAACCCACGCCTAGCCAACGCAGCTATGGACTTTGTTATTAACTTACAGATCGTAGACTCCGACCCGAATGGTCAGGTAGTTACTATGCCACGCGACGCCGAAGGTAAGATGATCGGTTTGCTAGACGAGAAGTATCGTGACATGGATACCAAGCAAGTTTACGAGCTACTCAAGAAGGAGTGTGAGGGTGGCGACAGAGGCGGCGATGGTGGACAAACTGACGGTGGGTCAGGAAGTCCTACGAGTGGTAAGCAAGGCAATGGCAAACACAATGATCATGGTAGTGGCGGAGAGAATTTTGACGAACATGATTGGGAAGGTGCTAATGAATTATCTAAAGCCGATGAGGATGAGCTAACTCAGGAGATCGACAACGCGTTACGTGAGGGGGCTATTCTAGCAGGGAAAATGAAGGGCAACGTTCCACGCGGTATTGACGAGCTACTACATCCCCGAGTTGATTGGAAAGAAGCATTGCGTATGTACGTCAAGGCAAGCGTACGTGGTGGTGACAAATCAACATGGCGTAGACCTAACCGTAGGTTCCTTGGTATGGACATCATCATGCCTAGTTCTATATCAGAGAGGGCAGGGACGATTGCTGTGGGCGTTGATCTATCAGGTTCTATCGGTGCTATGGCAGCGCAGTTCATGGGTGAGGTTCAATCTATATGCCTTGACGTTGCGCCTGAGATAGTTGAACTACTGTATTGGGATAGCCACGTAACAAACCACGAAACTTATCGTGATGCAGAAGTAGCTAACCTTATTAACAGCACGAAGCCCAAAGGTGGTGGTGGTACACAACCAGAGTGTGTGCCTATCTATCTCGAAGCCAAGAGCATTACGCCACAGTGCATCATCATGCTAACCGATGGTGAGTTCTATGGTGATGGGTGGAAAGAGTGGAGTCGTGTATCTGCACCTGTGTTGTGGTGTGTGGTGGGTAACAAAGACTTTGTGCCGCAGTATGGTCAATCTATTTATGTAGGGTAAGGAGAAAATAAAAATGAACGCTATAACGGAAACCCCTAAGTTTGAAACCTTTGGTATTGCATCGTCATCGTTGCTTATCGAGCTTAGTATATCTTGCTGGACTGCTAGGAAACTGGACAAGAAGGTAGGCATGGAAGTGGATGCTTCCAAGAACACTAAGGTGAAAGCAGGTAACTACCATAAGCACCTGTTAGCAGGTAGCCCCGCGCTTGAAGCGGTGGTTAAGTATGCAGCGCAAACACGCTTGTGGAATAACTTGAACACTATGCCGTGGTCAGACAACGGACAACGCATCGTGACAGCCGAGCATTTCTTCAATGGGTTCAAGTCGCAGATGGATGTGCATAAGAATAGCTTTGATGAACTGACTGCTAATTTCCTACAACAATACCCAACGCTAATATCTGCGGCGGCTTTTCAATTGGGTGATCTGTTTGATCGAGAGGAGTATCCCGATGTGGAGGAGATCGCGCATAAGTTTCGCTTTCACTATTCTGTTAGCCCTGTGCCGACAGCAGGAGACTTCCGCATTGACATCAACGAGCAAGCCAAAGCCGAGCTTGCTAATCAGTACGCCGAGCATTTCAATCAGCGTCTTGATGGAGCCATGCGTGACATATGGGGTAGGTTGCATGAATGTCTTACGCACATGAGCGACAGACTGACAGATAGTCAGGATGGGAAGCGTAGGATATTCCACGATACGATGCTATCAAATGCGGATAGTCTGGTGGATTTGTTAGGTCGTCTCAATGTAACGAACGACCCCAAGTTGGAAGATGCGCGTACGCAGTTACGTAGAGCGATAAGCAATGTAGAAACCGATGATCTCAAGGAACGCGAAGAAGTACGTTCTGAAGTTAAAGAGAAAGTCGATAGTATCTTAGCTAAATTTGATTGGTAAGGGAGACAACATGCAAGTAAATAGAATACCTAATCACCATGATCTTCCATTGTATGCACCGTTGGAGGAGATACTCACTAAGTTGTATCTCAAGATACCAAGACTTAATTTTTTATCGAGAGACGCAGGGTTCATGAACGGCGAGCCTAACAGTATATGCGGGGTCGTTGTGTACAACGGCAACGAGAAAGTGGGCGAGATTAACGTAGAGTGGAAGATGCATAGAGGTGGTGACTATAGCAATGTATATACCGTATATTCGCCACGTATTAAGAACCGTATATCGCCACGCAATTCTAAGGTAAGTAAGATATATGCTGAAGCATTGAAGGTAGCGGTGAAGATATTTTCTGCGACATCCTCTACGGCTGAAGTTATTGCCCATGTTAAACAGAAGATGAATACAGAGATAGGTGGCGTGCGATACAACGCAGTACGTCAAACCGAAAGGATAGGTGAAGAGTATCTTATTCCACTAATGGACTTTGTTATGGCAACACATAGAGGGGAGATGCCAACCCTTGGTGCGGGGTTGAATAAGCTTGTAGCTCAACCCAACTTAGATAAGATGCTAAACACAGCGAGGATTGCTGCAGTTGTTGATAACGATTTTAAATCAGGCAGCGGTGTTGTCATACGAGAGGAGCGAGACGGTACACTAACAAGTATTGAACTAGATACAAAGCTGTTTGATGATGCGCGTGTACGTAGTCTTAAGGATACGTATGCTTTACCAGAGTTGTATCAGACTAAGCTAGCTATGCTCCGTATATTAGAACATAGCCAACCAGTAGAATCTATCGGTGTTAAGTTTTCAATTGAGAATACCAATTGGTATTACTTAACAGGCGGTGAGATAATCATAACCAGTTAACGTTCAGCAACGATAACTTCCGTTTTTAGGGGACAAGTTGACGGCATGTCAGTTTGTCCCCTTTTTTTATCTATCAATAATTCCAACGCGATAGCTAAAATAAATAGCAAAAGCTATTGCACCCCTCCTCATTTCCATTCTATACTGAGTCCACTTGTATCTACAGCGAGAGTGGAATGTCTACCCCCGAAGGCAAAGTTAAAACCAAAGTTCGCGCTGAGTTAATGCGGCGTAGCGTTTACCATTTCATGCCCGCTACTGGTGGGTATGGTCGTAGCGGTGTCCCTGATATCGTAGGTTGTTACCGAGGACATTTCTTTGCGATAGAAACAAAAGCGGGGAACAATAAACCCACTGCGTTACAAGAGCGAGAACTCAAACAAATACGCGATGCTGGTGGCATAGCCTTTGTTATCAACGAAACTAATATAGATGAATTGGTAGCGTGGTTGGACACGCTGCCGTGATGACCGATTCAATGACCGTTCCCTAGGAGAAACTGTGAGAAAACTAATACAAAAAACTACGTACAAATTATGCAGCACCGAAGTCAAGATGTTGATCGACAAACTTGAAGAACATAGAGATGACTTAGGGCTTAGTGTCTTATCAAATAGGTTATCGCCTTCGCATGGCTTTATGCATATAGCCCGTGCCGGAAAGTTTACTTTTATGGAGAGTATTGCCTTAGCCTCTAAGCTAAATGAAATACACAGGGCAGCTACTAAGTTTTCTATAGTTGAAGCTGTCTTTCAATCTAAAGAAGAGAAAGAAATTCGCAACCGTGCGCAGTACAAGTCTCAGATGCCTAGTAAGATCATAGGTACTCAACATATAGTAGAGCAAGCAAAGGGGCTACTCGAAAAAGAATTGGCTAAAAGTTATAACAAACAGCTCAACGATCACATCAACGTTCACGTAGAAAGAGCGTGTAAGGATGGGTTGCTATGAACGGAAGACGGTAATGAACATAATCACAATTGATTTCGAGACGTACTACGATCAAGAGTTTAGCTTATCAAAGTTAACTACTGAGGAATACGTTCGCGATGATCGCTTTGAAGTTATCGGTGTAGCAGTCAAAGTTGGTGACAATGATACCGAATGGTTTAGCGGTGACTTTGATAGTACCAAGAAGTTCCTGATGCAATACGATTGGACTACTCACCTTGTTCTTGCACACAACATGCTATTCGATGGCGCGATTATGTCGTGGAGGTTTGGTATCAAACCATTAGGTTGGCTTGATACGTTAGCTATGGCGCGTGCTATTGACGGTATAGAAGTTGGGAACAGCTTGGCAAAACTTGCAGATCGTTACGCGTTAGGCACTAAAGGCACTGAAGTTATTGCAGCGAAGGGGATGCGCCGTAAGGATTTTAAGTCGGAGCAGTTAGAACAGTACGGCAATTACTGTATCAATGATGTTGAGATTACCTACAAACTATTTCACGCACTTGGGGAAGGTATCAATAAGAAAGAATTAAAACTGATTGATTTGACCCTTAGCATGTTTATCGAGCCGACGCTAGAGTTAAATCTGCCATTGCTTGAGCAGCATCTAATTGATGTGGTTGAGCGTAAAGAAAAACTTATTGCCGAAGCAAATTCAGATAGAGAAACATTACTATCCAATCCTAAGTTTGCGGAACGCTTGCAGCAGCTTGGGGTTATACCGCCAATGAAAATTAGCCCCACTACAGGCAAAGAAACGTTGGCACTTGCTAAGAGTGATGAAGGGTTCAAAGCATTAGCCGAACATCCTGATGAACGAGTGCAAGCATTAGTCGCTGCGCGGTTGGGAACTAAGTCTACATTGGAAGAGACAAGGACACAGCGGCTCATCGACATCGCAAAGCGGGGCAAGATGCCAGTCCCACTACGCTACTACGCAGCGCACACAGGTCGTTGGGGCGGCGATGATAAGTTAAACCTACAAAACTTACCGAGCCGTGGCAAAGACAAGAACACACTAAAGACAGCGATATGCCCTCCGCAAGGATACGTGATGATTGATGCCGACTCTGCACAGATCGAAGCAAGGATTATTGCTTGGCTATCAGGACAGAAAGATTTAGTCGTAGCCTTTGAAGAAGGTCGTGATGTGTACAAGATTATGGCGGGAAAGATTTATCGTAAATCGACAGATGACGTTTCAGAAGAAGAGCGGTTTGTAGGTAAGACCACAATTCTCGGTGCGGGTTACGGCATGGGTGCGGTGAAGTTTCAGATGCAGTTGAGTACGTTTGGCGTGTACATCCCCTTAGATTTTTGCAAGAAGATTTTAAATACCTACCGAGAAGAGTTTGGGCACATACCTAGGTTGTGGGATCAGGCGGGTAGTTGCATAGAGTTGTTAGCGCGGGGAGATATAAGGGCTGCACCGTTCGGCGTTCAACCAGATGCTACGTACTTTATGCCGGGGGTTGGGTTTGATATGCCAAGCGGTATCCCGCAAAAATATCCGGGGATTAGGATTAGTGGACAGACAGCAGATGTTTTTCGTCACACACTTGAGATTATCTACGATACAAGAAAAGGCCCAAATCGAATCTATGGCGGTAAGGTAGTAGAGAACATTTGTCAGGGACTTGCACGGTGCGTGATAGGTGAACAGATGTTAAAGATTGCGCAGCGGTACAAGGTGGTGCTAACCGTTCATGATGCTGTGGCTTGTATTGCACCGATAGCAGAAGCTGAAGAAGCAGCGCGTTATGTACAAGAGTGTATGCGTTGGAGACCTAAGTGGGCGGAGACATTGCCATTGAACTGTGAAGTAAAAATGGGTGACAGCTATGGCGGCGCTAAAAAATGGAAGGGGTAGAAATGACTAAAGACGACATTACCAGAATGGCGAAGGAAGCTGGGTTTGAAAGAACAAAAATGCATAAAGCACTTGAGCGCTTCGCCACCATAGTCGCAGAAGAAGAGCGAGAAGCGTGTGCAAAGGTGTGTGAGGCAATTGCTCAGGAAATGTATGACCAAGGCGAAGGCCCAACTGGATATATTTCGTGGGTTGCTGATTGCCACTTACGCATTCGCGCAAGGGGTCATAAATGAACTTCGAAAATTTTATTATTAGCAAAGTCATCAAAGGTGAAGAAGCTACTATTAGTTTGGGATTGCTTGAAGATAGATATCCACCAGAAGTTCCGGCTATGCTTGCCATACGTGATTGGGCTGAAGGAGTTTGTAAACGTGTTGGTTGTGAAGCATCGATTCACATGCCTAGCAACGTAGTTACTTTTTATCCAAAGGTGATGCGATGACTAATGAAGACATTATCCGCATGGCGCGTGAGGCTGGTCTTTGTGACGATGATGGATATTCTTACACCGGCAATATGCCCGATATTGAACGCTTTGCAGCCTTAGTCGCAGCAGCAGAGCGCGAAGCGTGTGCGAAGTTTGCTTACGAAGTTACATCTTATGAGGGTATCGCTGACGCTATCCGCGCAAGGGGGCAGTCATGAAAAAGAAAGTGGGTGAAGACGCCGCACGACATTGGATTAGAGGTATGCGTTCATTAGCTAACAACATACCCATCAGTCCGTTTCATTTAGCCGCAGCCGACGATATGGAGTCGTTGTTAGAAGAGGTGTTGGTATACCGTAAGTTAGTTCTTGATGATGGGGTATTGCGTCAGTTAATAGATGCAGGAGCGTTGACATCTGACCCGAAGGGGTTGAAAAGAATGAACAAAGAAGCTGAGAAGAATGGGGAGGAGTTATAAATGAAAAAATCTGAAATATTAGCCGTTGCGTTCTACATAACCATAGCCATGTTTTCTT